TGGAAATCAGTCAGCGGCAACCAATACCGGAAATCAGTCAGCGGCAACCAATACCGGAAATCGGTCAGCGGCAACCAATACCGGAAATCAGTCAGCGGCAACCAATACCGGATATCAGTCAGCGGCAACCAATACCGGAAATCAGTCAGCGGCAATTGTAGAAGGAAAAGAAAGTATTGCATTAGCTACAGGAATTAATTCAAAAGCTAAAGGAAAAATTGGATGTTTTATTGTTTTAGCAGAGTGGAAAGAGATCAATTATGAATATCATATTGTAGATGTTAAATCAGCAAAAGTAGATGGGAAAAATATCAAGGAAGATACTTTCTATACGCTGAAAGATGGGAAATTCGTAGAAGTAGGTTAAGTTGTCCTGGAAGGTGCTGACACACCAACCAGGACGGTATCTAACTAAGAACGAGTTAGTTAAATACAGGATTATTATAACACAACCTCCTGTATTTGACAAACAAAAATATAACAGGAGGACTTTTTATGCAAAAAAATGGCGAAAATCAGCCACTTTCCAGTGAAATCATTGCCGATCTGGAAGAAAAGCTGATGGCAAGAAATGTAATTATCGCTATTCTGGCAACTGCACTTGCAGTAACCACATCCAGAAGAAAGTGAGGACAAAATGAAAGAGGTGGTAAAGACAATAGGAGAAATATTTGTAGGAATAGGGATGTTTACAGTAATCTTCTCAATCACATGGATGTTTACATCATTTGATGCTATCGGGGTGTTCTTTGTATCAACAGTCTTATTCTCAATGGTGTTTCTTCCTATTATATTAGAAATGGAGGAAAAGTAAATGCAAAGATTAAATAAAGTAAGATTATCCGGCAGAGCTGGGGAAATAGTGTTCAGCCACGAACATTACGGAAGATACTATTACAAATTTATGCTGACAGTCATTCGCAGAAGCGGTGCAGTGGATATGTTTCCAATAGTCATAGAAGATTCCATTGTACGTGACAGCAATTACAACGGAAAAGAAATTGTGGTAACAGGAGCAATCAGAAGCATGGACACTTCTAAAAATCCAAATAAGCACCACAATGTTAATTATATCGCAGCTGATGAAGTGGAAATCCTAGATGAACAGGTTCCAGATGGCGATATAAACAAAGCAGAGTTTATTGCCAGAAGTTGCACGAAAGAGCCATATGCAAAACTTACATCAGTAACGCACAGAAAAGTTTCAAATCTTTTTGTAGCAATTCCAAGAGAGTATTCAGAAAGAGCGGATTTTATTCGCTGTACTTTATGGGGAAAAGGTGCTGATCTGGCGGTAGAGGTTAAAAGAAATGATTACATTAAAGTATCTGGCAGATTAATGAGCCGTGATGTTTATGTTAATGGGGAAGAAACGGAAACAGTATATGAGATTTCCGTAAAAGAAATGGAGAAATTGGAGGATGAAGAATAATAAGAATGAAGTTCAGATATTTGGCGTAATAATGGATATTCAGCCAGGAACGTTTTTCAAGGACGGAGAAAAATTCGTAAGATTCTATATTGGTGCAAAGCGTACCAGCGGGAACGTAGATTTACTTCCGGTAATTGTTGAAGAAAAGCAGACGGAGGGCTTAAAGATTGGAAAATACGTCTACGTTGAAGGGAGATACAGTTCTTCAAACAAACATGAAAGTGGAAAGTCACATTTGATTCTTGAAATCAAAGCGGAAACAATCTGGTGTGGAGATGGTGATGGGAGCGCAGAAGGTGAAAACAAAATCATTCTGGAAGGTTATCTTTGCAAACCGCCTGTGTACCGCCGAGCACCAAGAGGAAAAGAAATCTGTGATTTGATGATTGCTTGCAACGAATATGACTTACGAAGAACAGATTATATCCCATGTATAGCATGGTGGAAAGAAGCCAGAGAAGCTGCTGATTTCAAGGTTGGAGATTTCGTAAAAATAATCGGAAGAATCCAGAGCCGGATTTATCATAAAAAATTATCTGGTGATGAAGTAGAGCTTAGAACTGCATATGAGGTATCAATAGGGAGGATAATCGAGCATGAAAGTGGAAGTGAAAAAAATTTCACTAGTGAATTACAAGAAGTTTCCGAGTAAGTCTGTAGATTTGTTTCCAAGAACAGAGATTTCCGGCAGAAACAGAGAAGGAAAATCCACATTACAGGACGCATATTTAGATGTCCTGACAGGAAAGATGGCAAATGGTACAGAACCGACTTCTATCCGCAGAAAAGAAAATGGCGTGGAAGTGCCAAAGGTTGATGTTGTAAGAGAACTTACACTTGCGATTGATGGGAAAGAAAAAGTAATCCGCAAAATCACAAAACAAAAGTGGAGAAAACCGAGAGGACAGTCCGAAGAGGTATTCGATGGAAATGAAACTTCTTATGAAATTGACGGATTCCCGGCTAAATCAAAGGATTATACCGAGTTCATCCAGTCAATAGCAGAGCCTTCAACGCTTCTGATGTGCAGTAATCCAAAACCGTTCCTGGACACATTGCAGAAGTCAACCGCAGAATCCAGAAAGGTATTGGAAAAAATGTCTGGTTTTGATATTGCGCAGTTTATGGAAGAAAATCCACAGTATGCACATGTAGAAGAAATTACAAAGGGGCATTCCGTAGAGGATACCTTAAAGAAGCTCCGAAAGGAACTGAATGCACAGAAGAAAAAGGTTGATGCAAAAAATACAGAGATTGCTTACGAAACCAATCGGACTGTTGAAGCAGAAGATACTTCTTCCCTGGAATCCAAAAAACAGGAGCTTAATGCGGAACTTTCCAAGCTGGAAGAACAGGAAGGGATTCTTGAAGATTCAGCAAAAGGCTATGACAGCCTTTCATATGAAATCCGTGGTTTGAAATCTTCCAGGGATGGTCTGGTTAGCAAAGCGAATGAATGGTTAAGAGCCAGACAAAAATTCATTTCTGATACAGTTTCCGAACTTAGGTTAAAAAAATCAGAAAAGGAATCAAGCATTCGTATTATTGGAATGGAACTGGATAACCACATAAGGGAAGCACAACAAGCAAAAGCTGACTTGGATAGAGCCAGACAGGACTATCCGAGAATCAAGGAAATGGAGTGGGATGATTCTGAACTGAAAGCTATTGAAGCTGAAACATTCAATGATTCTGATACTATTTGCCCGACCTGTGGACAGGAACTGCCAGATGAACAGATTGCCGAATTGAGAGCTTCCTTTGAAGAAAAAAAGAAAGCCAGAATTGAAGCACAGTTGAAAGTAAAAGAATCCTTTGAATCGGAGAAGCAGGAAAAGCTTAAATATGTCTGCGACCTTGGAAATACTTCCGCTGCAAAATTAAAGAAAACTAACGAGGAAATCAACAAATTGCAGTCGGAAATCAGTGCGGCACAGGATGAAGTTGCTGAACTCACTAAGCAGATTGAGGAAGAACAGTCCAAATTTACGGAGCTTCCAGAATCTGTAGATATGTCAAATGATGAAGAATATCTTGCGGTTACAGCGAGAATTGCAGATCTTGAAGAGAAACTGAAATCATTTGATGATGTTCCTGGAAAGAAACAGGAATTAAGAATGCAGATCAGCAATGTTATGAAACAGATTTCCAATGTGGATGCAGACATTAAGATTGCACAGGCAGCAGTCACAGAGAAAGAAAAGCGAGTAGCCGAACTGAATGAGGAACTGAAAAGCCTTGGACAGGTACAAGCCGATATTGAAAAGAACATTGATACCGTTCTTAACTTCTCAATTCAGAAGAATAAGGCACTGGCAGAGAAAATCAATCCATTTTTCCATCATTTCCAGTTCAGTTTCCTTGATTACACGATTGAGGGAAATCCAGTGGAGACTTGCAAGATGATCTGTAATGGAATCGACTACAACAGCGGATTGAATCATTCCGACAAAATTCTTTGCGAGGTTGATTTACTGAATGGATTACAGGAAATGAATGGTCTGAATCTGCCGATTTGGATTGATGATTCGGAGAGCATTGACAAAAGCAGGATACCTATGTTAGACAGGCAGATGATTGTGCTAAGAGTGACAGATGGGGATTTGAAAGTAATCTGACAAACAGGAGGGGAAAATGCTAACAGCAACATGGGGAAAACATTTTTTCAAGGCAGATGCCACAAAATGCGCATCTGAAATCATGGAAATTTGCGATCAGATGGAATCTGCTACACCACAGCAGATTCTTGAAAAAGCAAATGTATGGGAAGAAATCATTACATCAATTCACTGGTACAATGGAAAACCTACAGATTTCTCAGAAAAAGGCCTTATTGATGCACTCACCAACAATGCACCTTGCATTACAGCATTCGGGTTATTGAAATGTTTTTGCGATGCTGTTGTAAGAAATGGGGTTGATACATATAGTACAAAGTTCAAAGCTGGAGTAAATATTATCGCCAAAGGAGGTTTAATACCGATTAAGTTTGCTGAGCATTACATTGACGAAAAACTAATGTCACCAAAGAAAGGAAAACCTGTTCTTGTACATTTAAACAGATTTACCGGATGGTCAGCAGAAATCGAACTTGCATATGTAGATAATATTTATTCCATTGAGCAGATCGTTAATATTATTCAGCTTGCAGGATTTGGATGTGGCATCGGGTCTGGCAGAACAAGCGGTTATGGAAGATTCCACGTAGAGTAAATAAAAAATCGGTGGCATATGAATCCGGGTGAATGCCCGGAAAGCACAACAGGGAAAAATAAAACAGTTAATGAAAGAACAGGAAATTACAATTCAACATAGGACAAATTATTTCATCCTGTTTCATATGCCACTGAGCATATAAATAAAGAAAAGGAGAATTAAAATGGCAGAAAACACACAAGTAGCAACATTTAACACACAGCTTTCCTACTATACAAATCGGTATGTTGATTTAATGGAAAGAGATTTGACTTCAAGAGGAATGGAATTTGATTCCTACTCAAAAGATTGCGTAGTAGCGGCAATGGGATCTATTTTCCAGATGGTGCATGAGAGCGGAGTAAGTTTTGAGGCAATAAATGGCTCCAACCTTAAATTCATTCTGAGCAAAGTAGCAGCATTGAAACTGAATGCAAATGCACAGCCGAGAGAGTGTTATTTCCAGATCAGAAACGTAAACGTAGCAGGAAAAGGGAAACCAGCTCAATGGGAGAAGAAGATTGAATTTGCGATTGAGGGCGATGGAAATGACGCTCTTGTAAGTAGATATGGTGTCGATGTAGCTAAAGTATTCCCGTACTGGAAAGTCAGAGAAGGTGATAAGTATATCCCACCAAGACATAAAGGTGTGGAAATCACACCGCCAGAATGGGAAGAATCTGGTGTAGGTAAGGTAGTCCGTATCGTATATCCGATTCAGTATAAGGACGGACATATTGAATATCTTTCTTGTGAAAGAGCAGATGTACTGAAGAATCTTGCAGCACACATCAAGAATAATCTCCAGAATGAAACATTTGGAATTTGTGCAGACAGATATAAAGCTACAGATGTGCAGAAAGCTCAAATTGAAGCAAAGAAAAAAGAAATCATGAAAAAGGTCGCTGACATTGGAGAAATGGAAGCAATCATTGACTGTGAGGAATTAAGACCGTATATTTCACCGTCTTATTATGAAACACAATCCAGAGAATCAATGATTATTCGTAAGATGCGAAACAACATTATGAAGTCTATTCCTAAGAGATGGGACAATCCAGTGCAGGCTTACGAATACAACATGATGGATGCCACATACAGAGAAGCACAGGAAGAAATCGAGCAGAACGCCAATTCAGAAGAATTTATCCCAGACGAGCCAGCGGAAATCGAAGAACAGCCTAAACATCCAACAGTCGCAGAAGTTGTAAAGACCGCCGAGAAAGAACAAGTTCTGGCAGCAGAGCCAGTGGAAACAGAAATTCCGTCATTTATGAGCCAGGAGGAAATGTAGGATGGCAGCTCACACAATTGTGCTTATTATTTTACTTTCAATAGCACTTTTGGGATGGATAGTAACTTTTATTCGAAAAAATGAATACAATCGAACCAATTTAATTATTCTTTTAAATGTTATTACATATGTGGTACTCATTATAATCCGACTTACAATGTAAAAGGAGAGCCAAAATGAAGCATAAATGTATTAAGACAGCAGTATTAATCACAGGGGTTACAGCAATCACAATGTTTAGCGGTTGTTCTTCCTGTAGTAGATCATTGAAATCACTATCCAGTGATATTGACGGTGGTTTGAATCGTACCGTAACTGTTTACGATTACAACGGTGGTAAAATCAAGTCCTGGTCTGGAAAGTTTGATGTTTCCGAATCCGAGAACGAAGTTTACTTTGATGATTCGGACGGAAAGAGAGTTATTATCCACGGCGGTATTGTAGTGAATGAGGAAAACTAGGAGGGATAATAGTTATGAATGAAATTTTAAAGAAAGCAAAAGAACTGGTTGAACTTTTTAGAGAAGCAGGGGAAAATCAAATTATCAGAGTTGAAACCTGGTGATGTATTTCAAACTACAGGTAAAAGAAAATACAAAGTGCTGGAACAGTATGAAAACACCACCAAGATAGTTTCTTTTGACCTTGTAAAAGAAAATGTAAAATTCGGGGATAATGCAGATTATTTAGAGTCTGAATTAAAAGAACTTTGTGACACGGAAATTTTAGCGAATTTTGAAGAGGAATTTGGTGCGGAGAATATTGAAACACATGAAGCAGATCTTATTACGGTCGACGGTCAGAATACAGGCGTTTCGGTGAAATGTAAAATCAGACCTCTTACATTTGATGAAGCAAGAAAATATACGGAATTGACTCCGAACAAAAAACTTAATGACTGGTATTGGACATGTACATCTTGGTCAACAAAAGAACGCGGATGGAGTAGCGTAGCCGTTGTTTCCTCCTCGGGTTACGTCGACTACTATGACTGTAACTTTGGCTTCGGTGTTCACCCAGTTTGTATCTTAAAATCTAATCTCTTTGTATCTAAAGTGGAGGAATAAAAATGAAAAAAGATTTGAAATATTTTGAGACAGAAATAAAAAGAATTACAGAGGAATTCGAGGATTACAAAAAGAAACACATGGGCACTCCGAAACCCGGGGAAGTGGTTGAAATTTCCGGTATGGAATGGATAATACTGGACAAGCTTCCGGATGGATATTTTGCAATTTTAAATAGTTTTTATGGTAAAACAAGAATGTTTGATTCAGATTCCAGCAATTGGAAAGAAAGTTCTTTAAGAGAAGAATTAAACACATCATTTTTAGAAAAAATTAATACGCCTTTCGATGGAAATGCAGTTGTTGAATTTGACCGTAACCTGTTGGCATTGGACGGGCAGACTGAATATGGAACTTGTAGAGATAAGATTTCACTCTTAACCGTGGATGAATACAGAAAATACAGGAAATATTTGCCAAATATGGATAAATGGTGGTGGCTTATTACACCATGGAGTACACCTTACAATGATTATTTTAAGAGCGTAGCCGTTGTTTCCTCCTCGGGTGGCGTCCACGGCAATGACTGTAGCCATGGCTTCGGTGTTCGCCCAGTTTGTATCTTTTCCTCTTCAATCTTTGAATCAGACGAGGATTAATAATGGCAAATGAAGATTTACAGGTGATAATAAAAGCCAAGCAGTTAGCAAAGCACACGCTTATAGTAACCAGTAACGCGAGGAGATATCCTAAGAAATTCAGATTTTCTTTAGTTGATAAAATGCAGAACAAATCGCTCGAAATACACGCTAAGCTCTTTGAAGCCAATCGAACAGATTTGAAAGATTATAAGAGAGAAAGGCTAGAATTACAGACAAAAGCAATTACATATTGTGATGAACTTCTCTTTTATATAGAGCTTTCATACGAGCTTAATATCATTAATTCGGGAAGTATGGAGGCATGGTCGAAAATGGTTACAGATATTAAGCATATGGCGATTGCTTGGAGAACAAAAGACAGAAACAGATGATTTTTATAGGTTATGCGTTGTAGAGCCGTTGTTTCCTCCTCGGGTAACGTCAACAACAATAACTGTAACAATGACTACGGTGTTCACCCAACCTGTATCACAGGCAGACAGAGTAAACAGAAAGCTGAAATCCGAATAGATACAAGCAAATGCATAACCTTTCCGCAATGGATAAATATAAAGGAACAAAATAAATGGATAAAGAAATTGTGGCAAATTTTGAAAACTTGTATTCATCTTACAAACGAGTTAAGGCAGATAAGAAATTCAATTCCGGCACTGCCAGGTTTTCTATTATGGCGTTGGAAGGAATCCAAACATTGAAGGAACAATTGGAAAATCAAACGTATTCCATAGCACCGTATAATAAATTCAAAATATATGAGCCGAAAGAACGCATCATAGAATCGTGTTCTTTCAAAGACAAGACGGTACAGAGATGCTTTTCAGACTACATTCTTACGCCGAAATTAAATAATATTTTTATAAAATGGAACACAGCAGGACAAATCGGAAAAGGTCATTATATGGCAATGGATGGTCTGCGAGATCATATGTTGGAATTTTACAGTAAAAATGGTTTAAATGGCTGGATTGTAAAATGCGATATTCGTAAATATTTTTACAGCATAGATCATGAAATCATGAAAGACGTGGTGGATTACTATTTTGATGATGAATTTACAGTATGGTTAAATCATCTATTTATTGACAGCACCGAAAATCCAGGACTTCCGCTTGGAAATCAAGTTAATCAGAAATACGCATTGTTGTTACTGCATTCACTGGATCAAATGATAACAATTGAATACGGAATACAGCATTACGGAAGGTATAACGATTATTTCTATGTGATTTGTAAAAGTAAAGAAGAAGCCAGAGAAATACTTGAAGCTATCCAACTCATGGTTGAAAGCCTTAAATTAGAATTGAATACCAAATCACAGATTGTGCCATTTAAAATGGGATTGTGCTATCTTGGCTTTCACCATTATGTAACCTCCGATGGGAAATATATTAGAAAACTTCGAGGAGATAAAAAAAGAAAAACACACAGGAAGATTCGAAATTGGATTAGAGCTGTGAATAATGGCGAAATGACAGAAGAAAAATTTCAAGAAAAATATAATGCGTGTAAAAACAATATGCTGCATGGGAATTGTATTAAATTATGCCACAGCATGGATTTGGATGTTAAGAAAAGAATGAAAAGAGGTGATGAAAAATGTTCATGCGAGTAGTAAACACAGGAAGTACCCATGGAAACTGCTATGTTTTGAAATCGAACAGTGGAGAAATGCTTCTTCTGGACTGTGGATGCAGATACAAAGACATTTTAAGAGCTATTGATTACAGAACAAGTGATGTTTCTGGCGTACTTTTGACGCATGAACACGGTTGAGCGATCACCGTGAATCTTTTAAAAATCTGATGAATTTAGGCATTCAGATTTACACCAATGATGAAACTGTAGAACATCTGCAAATCATCACTGGTGAGCTAATGAAAGGCGTTCCAGAAAAAAGACCGTTTCGTGTTGGCTCGTTTACAGTAATACCGTTCTATTTGCCGCATACTACAAGGGATAAGGACACAGGGCAACTTATTCCATGTTTCAATTATGGGTATATCGTGGAACATGAAGAAATGGGAAAACTGTTGTACATGACAGACTTTGAATATTGCAAGTACAACTTCAAAGCAATGCGGATGAACCACTTAGTTATTGAGTGCAACTATTGTGGAGAATTGGTTGACAAAACAGCTGAAAATTACACGCACAGGCTTAAAGGGCATTGTTCCTTAGATACTTGCAAAAGCTTAGTAAATACGAATCATACGGCAGCTTTACGGACGGTAACATTGGTGCATTTGAGTAATGAAGCAGCTGACCCGGAACAGATTTTGAAAGAGATTAAAGAAGCGGTTGTTTGGGATGATGCACTCGTCCAGATTGCAACACCCTGGTTAGAAGTTAATTTGGACTTATGTCCGTTTTGAAAGGAGAAACAGATGGTAGCAATTGATTTGAAAGATTGGAAAGAAGTAACAAAAGGAATTTATGTAAATCCAATTTCTGCAAATGCAGCTTATGAAATCCATATTAAATACTGGGATATGAAAACAGATATTCTTTCCGCAAATGCCGAACTTTATATAGTAGGAGATTGGCACGAAAAAGACGGAAGAAACATCAGAGAAAGGGAAATACTGCTTGATTGTGCATCTGTTATGGCTTGCCTTGGGAAAGCAATTGAAGATGATAAGGAAAACAATTCAGCTGAATGATTGAGGGGGAATAAAATGAAACTGTATTTTTACATTTTGGAAAGCAAACAAGAATTTAATGCAGAAACCAGAGAATATGGAAAAGTTACTTTTAGAATCAGATGCGAAGAGTGTAACGTGATAGAAAATTCGAAAACCTACAAACCAACAGACGATTTCCCAGAAGGAATTTATTCGTCTTATATAAGAAAAGAAAATATTGGAACTTTTGTTAATTCCTACACAAAAGCTGTGGTTCTGGATGAAAAGAACTATGAAAAAGCAAAAGAAGTATTTTTAAGAAGATTTAACCAGAAAGCCGAAGAATTGAAAAGAAATCTTTCTAGGTGTGAAGATATGATAGCTGCGGTTGAAGCAGGAGAGGAGAACTGTAAATGAGTGTATTCAGTGTGCCAATAACAATCGGCGTTAATGAAGAAGAAATTGCCAAGGAAATCCGTAAAAATGTTGAGGATAGGGTAGTTGAGAAAATCACCAAGGAAATTAAAGAAGTTATCTACGAAAAATCTACATACGGTAGTAGAGATACCAATGAGCCATTAAAAAGAATGGTTCGCATGCAAATTGACGAAATTTTGAAAAGAAACGAAAGCATGATTGTACAGGAAGCGGCAAAAGCCTTGGCAGATAAGATGATTAAAACTAAGGCTGTGAAAGAAGCAATAAAAGAAACTGTCGAGAAAGTTAAGGAGGATTAACCAATGAAAATCTTATTAAAAACACTTGACAAACTGAAAAAGCCAGAACTTTCCGAACGGGAATGCAAGTACGACAAAGGTTGGAATGATGCAATCAAGAAAGTTGAAGAACTGATTTGCTCATACAGACCTGCGGATATGTGGATTCCAACAGATGTGAAGTTGCCGCCAGAGCCAGATGAGAGAGAAGAGCCACAAGACTGGATGCAATATAACGTTACTATCAAAGGAGCTGAATTACCAACAACACTTACATATTTAGGAAATGGGAAGTGGGGTAAAGTAGAAAATTGCATTGTATATTATCCAGTCGTTGCATGGCAACCAATGCCGCCAGTCTACAAACCAGGTAGGTAACACCATTGGAAATCACAATCGGAATCGGCACAGATGAAATTAAAGAAATCATCATGGAGCATATAAAAACAAAAGGATTCAATGTAACAGAAGATGATATTTCCTTTGTTATCGGGAAAGAAGAAACTGTAACAGGAAATGCAAAGAAAATCAAACACGCACTTATCAGATGCGACATTCAGATTGAGAGGTGATTGTATGGGATTTAATGTAGTTGTATTATCCGGGCGGCTGACAGCTGACCCGGAAATACGAATGGGAACTAACGACACTAAGATTGCCAGATACACATTGGCTGTCGATAGGGAAAAAAGAAAGAATGCGGAGCAAAAAGCCGACTTTATACCATGCGTAGCACTTGGGCATAATGCAGAATTTGTTGAAAAATTTCTGCGAAAAGGCATGAAAATCAATGTCAAAGGGAAATGGCAGACTGGAAGCTATACGAACCGAAACGGAGAAAAAGTATACACAAATGACTGTTTCGTTGAATCACATGATTTTGCAGAAAACAAGAGCCAGTCACCACAAACACAGGAAACAGATACACGACCAGTACCACCGCCAGAACCTAGTTTCATGGATGTGCCGGATTTAGGCGGTATGGAAGATGAATTTCCGTTTAGTTAAGGAGATGAAATGAAAGACTTAATTATAGATTGCTTTGCCGGGGGCGGCGGCGCATCAGTAGGCATTGAAATGGCACTTGGTAGACCTGTAGACATAGCAATTAACCATGATCCAGATGCAATTCTAATGCACAAGACTAATCATCCCGGAACGCTACATCTGACAGAAGATATTTTCAAAGTAGATTTGCAGAAATATGTCGGAAATCAGCACGTAGCATTGATGTGGGCTTCTCCAGACTGTACAAGCCATTCAAAAGCAAAAGGCGGTCAGCCAAGAAAACATGGGCTTCGCATTCTTCCATGGGCAGTGTATAAACACGCTAAAGCAATTCTTCCAGATGTAATCATTATGGAAAATGTGGAAGAAATACAGCAATGGGGGCCACTTGATGATAAAGGACATCCAATAAAAGAAAAAGCCGGGGAAGATTACCGAAAATTTATTTCAGCAATGGAAAATATCGGTTATGAATTTGACAGTCAAGAACTGGTAGCTGCGGATTACGGAGCGCCAACTACAAGAAAACGTTGGTATGCGGTGTTTCGTAGGGATGGAAAGCAGATAATATGGCCAAAGCCTACTCATAATCGTTTTGGTACAGACGGTCTGAAACCATATGAGCAGTGTGGAGACTACATTGATTGGTCGGACTTAGGAAAAAGTATATTTGACCGCCAGAAACCATTGGCAGAAGCAACACAGAAACGCATTGCAAATGGAATCAAGAAATATATCGTTGATAATCCAGAGCCATACATTGTAAGGAACAAGAATGCACTGGCGTTTATCATTCAGTATCATGGAGAAACCAGAAAAGGGGATTCCAGAGGACAATTGCTGACTGAACCAATTAAGACTATTGATACTTCAAACAGATATGGTCTCGTGACAGCTTTTATCACGAAATATTACAAGACTGGAATCGGTCAAGGCTGTGATGAGCCATTGCATACAATAACCACATCGCCCGGTCACTTCGGGGTAATATCTGCTTTTCTGGTTAAATATTATGGGACGGGATGCGGACAGGTATTGAATGAACCGCTTGGAACCATTACAACAAAAGACAGGTTTGGACTGGTAAATGTCCTGGTCGATATCCATGGAGAGAAATATATCATATCAGATATTTTTCTAAGAATGTTAAAGCCAGAAGAATTAAAGGTAATGCAAGGGTTTCCGAAAGATTACATAATTGACCGAGACTACAAGTGGAGAAATTACCCGATTGCGAAACAAGTAGCAAGAATCGGAAATAGTGTGGTTCCGGTTATGGCAGAAGCACTTGTGAAAGCAAATTGTCCGTATCTGAAAATTGGAGAACGCAAAGTTGCACCGATGATTTATATGCAGAATAATGGACAGGTAGCGTTTGGATAAAAGGAGTGATAAAATGGTACAAACAGGACAGATTATTTATTTTAGCAATCAGAAAATGATGTGCTTTGATGTTGAATCCATTGAGGATATTACTGAACCACCAGAACAAATAGAAACTACATCGGTTTATGGCGAGACAAGAACGTATGCGCCGGCAATAATGAATCCAACAACTCTTTACGTTACTGGAAAGGAAATTGTAAAACTTGACCCAACAACCATGAAACGTATTGCCAGATACAATCTTGAAGAAGAGAACGCAGCGCTGCTTAAAGAAATCGAAGAACGTAAAAAGGTAATTGCAAATCTTGAGCAAAAAGAAGATGTTTTACACGACAGGTATAGAAAAGCAATAGCTACATTTAAAGAAATAATGGAAAATGGTTGCTATGATGATGGCGAAGATGAGGATGAAGATGAATGGAAGTGATTAAATGAAACCAGTTTTAGAAACAAAATCTACATACAAAGGTTATTCATATGTAGTCCTGTTTATGCCTGGAGCATACAGATGCGGATATGTTGGAGTGCCTTACAACCATAAGTTAGCAAAGAAAAGTGTTGATGATTTAGGTTATCTTGACTGTCATGGTGGAGTTACTTATTCAGAACCATTTCTACACGATTGTGACGATGATGATATATGGTGGATTGGATTTGACTGCGCTCATTGTTTCGATGGTTATGATATTGAGACAGCAGAACAGTATTTCGGGGAAGAACCAGGCTTCAAAAAAATGCTTAAAATAATGGGAGATTGCTGGCGAGAATTAAATAAAGATCCAGATTGCAAAATTCGTTCACTTGCCTATGTTAAAGATGAATGCAAGAAACTAATTGACCAGATTGAAAAAGGGTGATTCCGGTTGGATTATAAAAAACTTAGACAGGCAAAAGCTATTGAAGCAACGAACAGAAAAAGGCTTCTAAAAATCAATCCGAAACTTGACGATGGGAGCGGAATATATTTTTTAACCAGAACTGATGAAAATAAAATCCCATACTTTTATATAGGTCAGGCGGTACATATAATTCAGAGGATGTGTTCACACCTTACTGGGTATCAGCACATTGATTTATCAATAAAGAAAAGGGGATTTTACAGCGAAGAAAATCCTTTTGGGTGGAAAATAAATTTTATCCATTATCCTGTCGAACAGCTTGATAAAATGGAACAATACTGGATATTGGAGTACACCAAAAAAGGATATCAATGCAGATATAATAAAACCTCTGGGAGCCAAGGAGAAGGAAAAGAAAAAATCAATGAATTTCGCCCAGCAAAAGGTTATAGAGATGGACTTCAACAAGGCAAGAAAACCCTTGCAAGAGAATTAAAACACATCATTGATACTCACTTAAATGTATCAATCAGACCAGAAAAAGCAAATAACAAAGTATCTATTAAGGCGTTGGAAAAATTCAACGAATTACTCAATGAAGAAAATTATCACTGATTCTAACACACCAGTAGTTCTACTGGCTAAATTCCAAAGATAAAAAATAAAAAAATGAAAGGAGCTTGCCTTCAGCTGACGTAAGGGTGCACCGGGCTTCTTTTGAGGATGATAAATGACGGTTTTTACTGTATGGATTGTTTCGATGGCTTTAAATTGATTGATGACGAATCAATAGACATGATCTTAACCGACCTTCCATATGGACAAACAGCAAGAAATAAATGGGATTCGGTTATTCCGTTTGAGCCATTATGGAAACAGTATAAAAGAATTATTAAAGAGCATGGTGCCATTATATTATTTGCAAACGGAATGTTTACTGCAGATTTAATGCAAAGTAATCGTGATATGTGGCGATATAACTTGATATGGCAGAAAACACAACCTACAGGATTTTTGAATGCTAACAAAATGCCTCTTCGGTCACATGAAGATATTTGTGTTTTTTATAAAAAACTTCCTACTTATAATCCACAGAAAACAACTGGAAACAAAAGAAAAATAAGTAAAGTGGAACATAAGGTTAAATGCAAAGAAACAACAAACTATGGGAAATACAGATTAACTTCTTATGACAGTACAGAGCGTTTCCCAACATCTGTGTGGACTTTTGCAAAAGACAGTCAAAAATGCGCGCTACATCCAACACAAAAACCGTTATCACTTATGGAATTGTTAATCAAAACATACACAAATCCAGGTGATTTAGTCTTGGATAATTGCGCCGGTTCCTGTAGCACAGGAGTTGCCTGCAGAACTACAGGTAGAAGATTCTTAGGTTTTGAGAAAGAAGAAAAATATTTTCATATTGGGAGCGAACGGTTAAAAGAGGTGGAATGAATGAAATTAAAATGTGAAATATATCGTGATTCTATGCAGAATTATAAGAAATATGCAATCCCAAGAGCACAGCTTGTAATTGCAGATGTTCCTTACAATGTAGGTAATAATTTTTATGGAAGTAGCCCTATGTGATACGCAGGAGGTGACAATAAGAACGGTGAAAGCAAATTAGCCGGGAAAGCAGCATTTAACTCTGACTTCAACTTCAACCTGTATGAATACTTCCATTTCTGCTCGAAAATGTTGAAAAAAGAGCCGAAAAAGGCAGGAGCAAGAGGAAGAAGTTCAGATGCACCATGCATGATAGTGTTTTGCTCGTTTGAACAGATTCAAACTCTGATTAATGCGGCGGCGAAACATGGCTTTGTTCACTATATACCGCTTGTATTTATAAAAAAATACAGTCCACAGGTGCTTAAAGCAAATATGCGTGTGGTAGGTGCTACAGAATATGCTCTTGTATTCTACAGAGATAAACTTCCAAAATTCAGAAATGGAGCGCAGACGGACGAAAACGGAAAGACCATTCGCGGAACTGGGAAAATGGTATTCAACTGGTTTCAATGGGAGAAGGACGGAAAAGATATTCCAAAAATTCATCCAGCGCAGAAACCAGTAGCAGTTCTGAAAAGATTAATTGAAATATTTACTGATCCTGGGGATGTAGTGATTGACCCTTGCTGTGGAAGTGGCAGCACATTGAGAGCCGCTATGGAACTTGGCAGAAGTGCATACGGATTTGAAATTGACAGAAATTTTTATAACAGAGCAAAAAACGAAATGCTTGTTTTTGAAAAAGATAGTCAAATGAGCATAGGAGATTTTATATAAGGAGCGTGATTGAATGTCAGAAAACACAAACGAATGTGTAATTGAGTGGATTCCCGGAAGAGATTATGTAGGACTTACTGCTAAGAATGGGAGTACCTGGAAGAACAGATGTGAGGAATTAGAAAAGGAATTTCCAGACGATGTAAAAATTCTTGCCAGAAATAATGATGGATCTATTTTCGCTCACTTGCCGTATTCCTACATTAAAATCAATCCACCGAGAAAATATTCCGATGAAACAAAGAAGAAAGCTGCGGAAAGATTAAATAAAATGCGTGTAGAAAAAAGCAATACTGCGGAAGAAAATCCGTTTTGCCTATGAATTACCGTCAGAGAAAATATAATGAGGGGCAATCTGCTAGAAATGATATTTACAGATTTCTTGTCAAGTATTTTGAGAAACACGGATATATGCCTTCTTATGAAGAAATTATGGATGGAACAGACCTTACAAAGTGTACCGTCCAGAGACATATGCGGCAATTGGAGATGGATTCTCTGATTGCCACAGAACATCCGGGAATATCGAGAGCATACCGTTTGACGGAATACAGATACGAAAGGAAAAAATATGGGAAGCAAATTAAAGATGAAAGCGCCAAAGAAAAATAGGGTGCTGGCTTGTGACAATCAAATGTCACAGGCATTCGCCAGAGCCATGCAGAACTCACGTAAAGAGTTGGAAATCATGCAAGATCAAGCCTATAACGATGGATTCAATACTGGTGATGACTGGGCGAATACGATCAATTCCGTAACTATGATGTTGGCATTAAGAAAACTGCATGGATTTTCAACCAAAAGGCTTTTAGACGTAATCAATTGTGCAAATGAGTTTGTGGGACAAGCGAACCGTGGCGAAAGAAGCTTTATCTATGGTGGATGCAAGATAACAACGTAGTTGGTCAGATGGAATTATCTGATTTTATTGAGTATTAAAATCATGTACCAACTGCACAATAGCGTGCCAGTTGCTTACATGGGGAAAGTGAGGATGAAAATGAGTGAAATGCAGATATACGAAATCAATATGTAAAGGAGTATGAACAAATCGCAGAGTGGCTTGAAGAATTAAAGTCTTACAAAGATATTGGCACTTTAAAAGAATTAAAGGAACTCAAAGAAAACGGTGCATTTACTGGATTGGAACTTGCTAAATTAGCGATAATGCAGAAAGAGTTGAAGAAATACAAAGACTTAGAAGAACAGGGCTTACTGGTGATATTACCGTGTAAGGTTGGAACAGAAGTTTATTACATCTTAGGCATTCCAAACAAGACGCCATGTACAATCGACAAGTGCGTGTTCGAGTTGTCAGACGTACATAAAATCGGTGAATCATTATTCCTCACCCGTGAAGAAGCTGAAAATAAGTTGGAGGAACTCAAAAATGAAATTTAAAGAATTTATAAACTGGTGCAATGAAAGAGCCTGTGATGGATGTTGGGGAATGTTAGAAGCAATAGCGTGTATTAATTTAATAAATGAGATTATGAAAATCCAATTTTGGAAAAGAGAAAAATTCTGGAAAGAAAATTATGAGCAACAGGTATTGGAAGAGATTATTAATCCGATAGAGAAGAAGTTGGAGGAGATGAAGAATGGACGTTAAAGAAGCCAAAGAAATATTATCCGATATGAGAGACCAGCATTTGCAGTTCATTGACGGAGCCGAAAATACTGGGACATGGGGCGAAAAATTTTTAAAAGAAGCATGGGCGTGTGATTCTGGCGCAAAGGCTCTTACCGGATTAATCACAGGGATAAAGATTGATAAAGGCGTTATCGCAGATAGTATTCAGCAATACGGCAAAAATAATCAAAGCACAGTCTGTATGGAAGAATGCGCCGAGCTTATCCAAGCAATCAGCAAGGCAAAACGTGGAAAAATCAACCGTGATAACATGATAGAAGAAATTGCAGATGTGTTGATCTGCATCGAAATGCTAAAGCAAATGTACATGATATCCGATGAGAAAATTAATAAGTGGATTGAAAAGAAACAGGCGAGAGAAGTAGAAAGGATGGAGAAGAATGAATAAATGTTGCGCTAGTCAAGATGGGATATGTCGGAATGCCATTCTTTTTGGAACAATATGCGATGGTTACAAAGAAAGATGCAGATTAAGACCAACTTATAACATTATCGAACAAACAGTGAAGAATTACCAGAACAATTTAAGAAAAATATTTGGAGCGGAGGATTAATCATGAATAAGAAAGAAATCGCAGAGATCAAGAAACAGTTTACACCAGCAAATTGTTCTATTACACGCATTTGTGGTTGTTATGTGGATGCAGAAAAAAATAAGAAAACCAAAATTAAAGAAGCTTTCCTTTCCCTTCCAGAGGAAGAAATGTTTAAGTATTTTGACATTTTCAAGAAAACCATGTCTGGCAGACTTGGAAAGAACCTTATGAACTTTGATTTTCCATTAGCACAGGAAAAAGAGGGTGGAACGCAGGAATTTCTTATGCGGATCAGAGCAAGTAAGCTTAAAGATGATGAGCTTTTGGACGAGTTCTACGACAAAGTAATTGAAAACTATGACTATCCAGAAAATTACTACATAATTCTCATTCATGCAGTATATGACATTCCTGGAAAAGCTTCTGATGAAACTGAAATGCACGATGCTTCAGAAGAAATCTATGAACACATTCTGTGCAGCATTTGTCCGGTAAATCTTTCAAAGGCTGGACTTAGCTATGATGTGGCTGAAAATAACATAAAAGACAGAATTCGTGATTGGGTAGTCTCAAGACCAGAAACAGGATTCTTATTCCCTGTATTCAATGACAGAAGCACTGATATTCATGGAACCTTGTATTTCAACAAAAACACAAAGAATATTCATCCAGACTTCATCGAAAATGTTCTTGGCACACCAATTCCACGTATACCGGGAAATGAAATCAATGTCTTTTCAGATTTTATTATGGATAATTTCGAAGGGTACACAACATTTAATTTCACCGAAAGCCTGGTTGAATCGTTACAGGAAGTAAGAGAACAGAAGAAAGATAGCCCAGAGATGATAACTGTATCATGTGATGAAATGGAACAGATTTTTGGATATTGCGGAATTTCAGACGAGAAATTATCAGATTTCAAAGAAAACTGGGAAATGTATTTCACCAATGAGCCTGTTGCCCTTGACAATATCCATAATTCAAAAACTGCAAAAATTGTAACACCAGATGCAACAATCTGCATCCAGCCAGATAAAATTGCTCTGATTGAACTGAAAGAAATAAACGGCGTTCCATCTCTTGTGATTCCGGTAAATGGAGAACTGAAAATCAATGGAATTAAAGTTGAATTGAGATAAACACTTTTGAAAAATCCAGGAATTGGAGGAGGCAATTACATTAATGGCTAAAGTAAGCTGGATTAAAATTGAGATTGAAATGTTTAGCAACCGAAAAATTAAGCAAATAAGGAAAATGCCAGAGGGAAACAATATTGTTCTTATTTGGGTAATGCTTTTGACAATGGCTGGCAGATGCAATTCAAACGGAATTATTTTCCTCACTGAAAATATTCCATACACAACAAAAATGCTTGCAGATGAATTGGATTTTGAGGAAAGCATTATTCAATTAGCATTAACAGTTCTGGAAAAGTTCGGGATGATTACCAGAGATTCTGAATTACTTTCTATTCCCGGCTGGGAAGAGCATCAAAGTGCAGACGAATTGGAGAAAATACGAGATCAAAACAGAAAAAGGGTTGCAGAATATCGTGAACGTCAAAAAAATAAGGCCGCATTGCTTTGCAAGAAAGATGATGTAACGTTACAGAAACGTTACAGTAACATTACTGTAACGGAACAGAATAAGAATAAAGATAAAGATTTAGAATTAGATTTAGATACAGAATTAGATAAAGATAAAGAAAAAGATATAAATGATTTAATAGTATCTAAAGATACTATTCGTCAGACTGACGTCCAACGAATCATTGATGAATGGAATACTCTGGAAGAATTTGGTATCACTCCTGTAAAAAGAATGACACCAAAACGAGAACAGGCAGTGAAAGCTAGAATCCGTCAGAACTGTGTTGAAGATATTCTGGAAGCGATTGAAAATATTCGACGCAGCACATTCCTACAAGGGCAAAATAAAAATGGCTGGATGGTTACGTTTGACTGGTTCTTAAAGCCTGGAAATTTCGCAAAAGTATTTGAAGGGCAATACGCAGACAAGTCTACGAATAGACCGTGCAGCTACATGGAGAAAATTCAAAACAGGGTAAGCGAGGTAGATAATTGGGTATGACAAGGGAAGAATGGGCGGTACTGGTAAAGGCAATGAAAGCTGTGTACACTTCACCATCGTTTCTGCCAGATCAGAATGCTTTTGATACATGGTATGGACTTTTGAAAGACATAGATTACAAGCTTTTAAGTTTTGGCTTGAAGAAATATATGCAGACTGAATGGAAAGAGCCTTCAATAGCAGCATTAAGGCAATGCGCACAAAGCCTTGCGCCACAGTCTGACGAACTGAACGAAACAGAAGCTTGGAATCTGGTATCAAGGGCAATTTGGAACTCTATATACCATGCGGAAGAAGAATTTTCTAAACTTCCAGAAATAGTTCAGAAAGCAGTATCAAGTCCGGGGCAGTTAGAAGAATGGGCGAAATCAGGGAATATAGATGGCACATGGTGGAGTGTAGTTCAGTCTAATTTCCAAAGGACTTACCGGGCAGAAGTACAAAGAGAACAAGAACGAAGAAAACTAAGTCCAGACCTTTTAAAAATTATAGATACTGCCAGATTGGGAGGTGCGGAAAATTGCCAGATAGAAAACCATGGAGAGAATTAAAAAGCACTGAAATTATAGGCTTAAAGCGGAGACAATGCTCAAAATGCGACTATTACAGCAAGAGCGAAAATGCATGGATTACAAATGCAACCTGTGATTATATCTTGATCGAAGAACATAGCAGAGGATGTGATCCGAGGGATTGTGTTAAAAATGGTATCTTCAAGAAGAAATCGAGAGGAAAATCAAGAGTAAAGCGAGTGATTTTATGAGGAAGATAAGCGAAATGTATAAGCGGTCTGGCGGTACAACTTATCAGCATATCTGTTCCGATTGCAGATTCTTCTATGGTGGTAAGCATCCGCGGTGTTTACAATACGAACTGGAAATTGATTGGAACCCAGATTATATAGCTTGCAAATTTTACAACCTGGAAGAATCTCAGATTGATGGACAGGTAAACATCTTTGATTTGTTGTAAAACGTGATAATTGTGTACTTAAAATAGTGCAGAATCGTTCAAAAGAGAATAATGGTAGAAATTATAGGGCATACAAAAGATAAAGAAAAACAGCGCTTAAAACGAGATAATTATATGGAGGGACAATTAATGGAAAAAGCTATATTGTATGCCATAAATGAAAGAATGTTCTCGCTCGGTCTGATAGACGAGAAAACAAGAGATAGAATTAAAGCTGAAATCAGCATTAGAAAGTAACGAAAATGTATTGAGTGGAGTTATATGAGGTGTTATACTTTATATGATTCCACTCCCTGTTTATTAAGGGAGAAATGCACTATGAATATTTATTATGTCAGAGAAAAATTAAGAAATTGCTCTATTTACGACATTGAACTAAATGTTGCTTATTATGCCAGGGTTTCTACTGAAAAAGTTGAACAGCAAGCATCCATTAAGCACCAGGAGGAACATTTTGAAGAGCTGATACATTCTAACAACAGATGGAAGTTTGCTGGTTCTTACATTGATGATGGTATTTCTGGAATACATGCGGATAAAAGAGAAGAATTTCAAAGAATGCTCAGAGATGCAAAGCTCGGAAAAATTGACATGATTATTACGAAAGAAATTTCAAGATTTGCACGAAATACTCTTGACAGCATCCAATATACCAGGAAATTGTTATCTTACGGCGTATGCGTGTGGTTCCAAAATGATGGAATTAACACTATTGATGATGATAGTGAGTTCAGACTTACTATTATGGCCGGAGTTGCACAGGACGAAATCCGCAAACTTTCTTCAAGAGTAAAATTTGGACACGCACAGTCAATCAAAAATGGTGTTGTTCTCGGGCACAGAATGTATGGATACTCAAACAATCAAGGAAAGCTTGAACTGATTCCAGAAGAAGCAGACATGGTTCGAATGGTCTTTCGAGACTATGCTTCTGGAATGTCTACACCAAGAATTGAAAAAAAACTCTGGAATATGGGATATAGAAGTTTCAAAGGCGGTAAGATCAGTAGAGATGTCATAAAAAATATTATTCGGAATCCAAAATACAAAGGATACTATTGCGGAGGAAAAGTAAAGGTTGTCGATATGTTCACAAAGAAACAAGAATTTCTTCCGCAGTCAGAATGGATAATGTTTAAGGATGATGGTTCCAGAGTACCGCAGATCATTGATGAAACTACCTGGGAAAAGGCAAACGCATATTTAAGAGAGCGTGGAGAAGCTATAAAATCAAGAAGAACCTCTTTTAAAAACGAAAATATTTTCACTGGAAAACTTTTCTGCGCAAATGACGGAGCTCCATACTGGATGAAGCAACATTATATCAGAGGAAAAGAAGATGTTCGATGGGTATGCAGCTATAAAATAAAAAACGGAGCAGCTTCGTGTACTTCGTTTGGGCTGGCAGAATCAGAATTGAAAGAAGTAATTGCAGATTTGATTAATAAATCTTCTGAAAATATTGATAGCATTTTGGAGGAATATTTTGAAATTTTGCAGTCCTCGATCAAAAACATTCCAGACAATAAAAACGAAATCTCACGACTTGAAAAACAGATTGATCTGTTAAAACAAAAACGTGAAAAAATACTGGAATATAATCTGGATGGAAAAATATCTGATGATGAATTTATTTCAAGAAATAAAGAATACGTGAAGCAGATAAAGCAGATTGAGAGCCATATTCTAGAAATCCAAAATACCAAAAGTCCAGAGCCAGTAGAAATACAATTAAGTGCTATTAAAGAACAGCTAGAAAAGTTCAAAGGTGTTACTCCACAAGATATTAACAGACAGATTGTCAATGAACTTTTTGAGAAAATTACCGTGGAACCGTTGGCGGTTACATGTGCAACACTGACATTTCAATTAAGGTCTGGAAGCCTTGAAAAATGGGGGTTTCCCTTGCGCCGTTCTGACGATATGATTTTAACTCTACATCCAGAACAACACAAGATATTTAGTAGGAAAACTTGCATCAAGACACAACATATGGTATTTTACAAATATAAGTACCTTTTAGCGCTATAAGAGAAAAAATGGGAGTGGAATCAATGATACATACAGCTTATGACGTAATGAAAGAGTTTTTAATCACTGATGCAGACCTTGAAGGAAAGTACGGAATCCCGAAAATTCCAAAGACTTTTATCCATCCTGGGAAAGATACTGTAGACTTTGCGGAGAGTTTCAGTAGAAAGATAAAGAACCACCGGGAACTGGATGTAAACTTCTACGTGGATGATGTACAGTTTCAAAGATTATGGAATCAGCCGGACAAGTATATGGGGCATTTAAAATGTTTTCATGCAGTCATTATGCCAGATTTCAGCATATCGGTCGGCAAGAATGGAATGCCGTTGGCTATGTGCTTGTGGAACAAATACCGCAATCATGCACTGGCTCACTACATGATCTTGAATGATATTCCAGTAATTCCGAATGTAAGCATATTACCGGAATACTGCTGGGACTGGTGCTTTGATGGACTTCCGGAGGGAAGCACAGTTGCCTGTTGCACCAATGGAAGAGTAAAGAGCAAGGCAGCACGGTTGGAGTTTTGCGTTGGTTTCAAGGAAATGGAGCGCAGATTGAAGCCACTGCGAGTTATCATTGTTGGAAGAATCCCGGAAGAGCTGGAAACGGACACGGAAATTGTAAACTTTGAGACTAGGAATCAGAAAATTAACAAGGAGGGTATGAATGGAAACAACGACTGACAATTACCAGAGAAAGAAAAAACTTTCAAAGTCCCAAACAAAGAGGACGGAACGTTTAGAGAAATCATCTCACAGAAGATATGGAACACGTAAGAAAGAAGGATTAAATAAATTGTGAATTTTGAATCAATCAGAACTTTACGCTATAGAAATAATTGTGCAAAATTAAAATTTAAGTGGTAACTAGAAAATGCGAGAATTTTTCTGATTGCCACTTTTTTTCTGGATTTCCTTGATTTTTGATTTCCAAAACAATGTAGAAATTTGGGAATCGTTTACAAGTTAGCCGTAACTATTGAAATTGTGAACAGCTGCGGTTATTTATTGCCAAAGGTCAACCAATGACAGCACCAGGAACCGGCACCGCGCCGAACTGATGAAGCCGTGACGCTGCCGGGAACGATTGAACACCAGCAAAGCCGACCGCCAGCCGTAGCCCTGGCAGATCAGAACCAACTGCCCACAGATAATAGATCGTAGCATCAAACAGCATATAATGCAGTAATAAAAATACAATAATACTCTTGCAAAATAAGCCTTAAATGGCTTGTAGCGTATTTAGCCTATACTTTATTGACTGCGATTATAAAACGCCTTAAAATGACAAATACGGCGTTATACAAGCATATCACAATATAGTTGTATAGCCCTAATTGTTATATAGCCAGGTCAACTGCGGCAGATCACCGGGAAGCCTGGACAAGATACGCACATAAGCGGACAAAATGCACCAATTTACACGGTACGCAAATAAAGCATAGCCGAACATAGCTATACAAGGCTATTATACACCCATAGCCGCAGACAGTCAATAAACCATGCAACACACTATAAAGCGTTTTAAAGGCTCATAAACGGCTTATAATGCAAACGTGGCATAAATCACCATTAACAGCATAAAAAAACGATTTACGGATAAAATAGCGCGTTAATTGATTGACTTATTATATTAACTTTGCAAGGTGTATCTGGCAGAATGCCAAAAAAACCGCTTGCACGCCGTGAACGTGCCGCCGGTCTGGAAACCGGGAAGCGGTAAAAACTATTTGAAAATAATGCATTTTAACTTTTCAGCCGTAAAACTATCAAGAATATCATAAATATATGTTTTCAATAAAATTGTGTGTTCACTTAAAAAATAATCTGTAAAATTTTCGAGATCGTCACGGAATTGCTTTTGATTAAGGGAATAAAATTCATCAATCAATTTGTTTTCAAGTTCTTGTGAAAATTCATCGTACAAAGAAATATTGTACTTTCCCGCAAATTGGATATATTCACTTTCACCAGTAAATAAAAAGTGCAAGATTTCTGTTTCCGGGCCTTTTTCGCAAATATCATTAATGTATTGATACAGGCTTTTATTTTCTAAAGCTTTGTTATTATCATCAAATACTTTATAATTATCAAAAAAATGCTTAATAGTTTCATTTACAACGCTTTCCCATTTTTCCATTTTTAACATTATCATATGTATTACCCCCATTTTATGTTATTATATCATACACTAAGCCAAAAATAAACAGTACAAAAACTTGCCAGGAATCTTAAGCCCCTTATTATTTTAAAGTCATTTTTGTAACGCTCGGAAGACTGCGGAAAAATTCCCGGCGGTCGTAATCATCATTAATTTTAAATTGTTTGTCACTTGTGGGGATGATCTCGCCGCCGATAAGCTCCATACAGGAGAGTTGCAAACAGTTCTCTTTTTTTGTTGATCTGTGCAGCGCATATCGCATCACAGACTTTTTACCATCCCGGCGCTTTACCGGGGGCATATCCCAATAAGCTAATTTAATAACGCCACCAGCAACAGCCTTGAAGATTTCCATTGCTTCCTTTTCAGCTTTTCTGTTGATTGTATCAACTGTGGAGAAATCGCCGCTTTTTATGGCGGCGATTGTCTGCGCTTGCGTGGCTTTCTTGATTATTACCATTTTAAAGCCCTCCATAAGTTTTATTTGTCTTGTAACACTTGTTCCAGAAGTCAACAACGTTTTCAGCTTCTTTTTTCGTGTTGAAATTGCTATATAATGATATTTCATGTTTTAGACCTCCATTTGATTAGGAAAACAGGCGGGAAAGCCCCGCCCGGAAATTGTTTATTTAATTCAAACAAGCGTTTATTTTCTCTTCCAGATGCGGGAACGCTTCACAAATTTCTTGCACGCTGTCGGCGTAATAATCGCCTACAATATCACCAAAAATCTTGATATTTCCAGAGTAAAAACACCCTAAATCATTAAACCAGATATCAAGCCCAGTTGCATGCTCCTTTTTGTCATTGTACCACATGTCAATTTTTATCATGTTTTCTTATCCTCCTTGAATTTTTGTTAAAAGGCCGCCGGGAAAATGCTCCCAGGTACGCTTGCCGGCCTAATTAAAATTGATTTCAAGTGGATTTATAGTTCCACTTCTCAATTCTTCAAGCGCAATTTTATTTACTTCATTTGTAAAATAATCCACCTTGTAAGAATCAATAATTTTATTCTGCTTGTCCATTCTTTTATAAAACTCTAATGTATCATCTTCCCAGTACCACACAAAATAAGTATGCAAAATATAATTCTTATCATCATAGACACGCTTGCAACGTCTTTTACTTCCATTCATTAAGAAAATATCTTCTGGTGCTTCTAAAGCGTCATACTCTGCATTTGAACAATGATGTTCTATTTCTTTATATGTCCAGATAACCGCACCGCCCCATGTAATTTCTCCATCTGTAACGGCTCTATGCGCTCTCATCCAGGCTTGCATTTCTTCTTCTGTTTTCCATGCATGACCATCAATAAAATACTGATATCCACTATCTGATTCTCTATGTGACAGATAATATTTATTATGTGTTTTTGTAGAATACCTCTCTTTGTTATTATCACATTCCCACAAATTAACTGTTGCGGTAAAATAAATTCCACCATTTGCACAAGCCCCAGCATTTCCCCAAGTCCAAAAAGTATTGCTTGACGTGCCCTTATATGTAAATTCATTTTCTTTGTGATGGCTGAATGCACCGCCCGAAGTGCTACCACATAACTGACTATCGCAAATACTCAAATGCACTCCGGCATTTTCACAAAGCTCTATGTTTTCTCCTCTTTTCTTTGTTGCTGTTGCTTTTGGAAAATACTCACCATATTCATTTGTATACTCTACTACGTCATATTTTTGAATGGCTTTTACTGAGCGCGTTTCTTCAATCATTTCAATAATGCGGTTTACTTTTTTTACGTCTGACTCTTCAAGTCCGTAATAGCTATCAAAAAGCTCATTCTCTTTCTTTAATGTTTCAAGTGTGTATTTCTTCATTGTTTTTTACCTTCTCCCCTGTTATAATAGGGTTGCCTTTCTTTTTAGTTTGGTGCCCGGGATTAGTTGGAAGCTTGCCCGGGCTTTTTTATTTTGTTGTAATGTTTCTTTATGGTATTATAATAACACTATATAGTAATACTGTCAAGTGCTATTATATTATTTTTTAATTGACTTTTGATACTTTTTAGTGTTATCCTGTTTCCAGGAGGCGAAAAAAATGGACGGTACAAAAATCATTAAAAAATTACTTTTGGAAAAAGATATAAACACTGTAGAGCTTGCGAAGCGTTTAGGCTGCGGAACCGCTAACCTTTACAACAAGTACAAAAGAAACAACTTTTCTTTAAATGAACTTGAAGAGATCGCCGCCGCTGTTGGCTGTAATCTGGAAATAACTTTTTCCGATAAACAAGGGAACTAGAATTTTTCAATTAATCGTGATCCGTTCCTTATGTCCTCATTGTGTTGAGTGGTTCGGGCGGTTCCGGTTGTTTGTTTCTTTTGTTCTCTGTTGATGGTTATATAATACACTAAAATGTAATGTATGTCTATTGACATTATACACTAAAATAAAGAGTATGTTAAAAACAGTTTTTGTGCATATTGCACATTGAAAAATAATGTATAAAAATGTTATTATAATAGAAGAATAAAGTACTGCGAGGTGGTGTTAGAATGATTAAATATAAACGCAATATAATTGATATGATGGCAGAAAAGGGAATCACAACCTATTTAATAAGAAAAAATAAGATATTTACAGAAAGCCAGTTACAACAGCTTCGTAATGATCGACTTGTCACGCAAGATACACTAAATAAAATATGTACTATATTGGAGTGCCAGCCCGGTTATTTACTAGAATATCTGCCAGACGAAACAACAAAAGAATTTGAAGAAAAGTTATTAGCGTACATTAATAAATAATGTATAATAAAGACAGTTAAAAAAGAGTAATCCCATTAATATACATGTTTTTTTTGTCAATAAAATAAAGCCCTAGGAATTAATCCCGGGGCTTTTAAAATGCTTATTTATGGCGGCTATGGACAGAGTACAGCCCGCCGCCGAGCCTGTTAATATTTAAATAACATAGTTTTTCGTAAGTTGTCAAGAGAAATATTTTTTTAAATACTGCTTGACATTTTTCTAAAACTTCTTTAGGCTATCAGATAACGAGAGCTGACGGAACTCAGGAAGGGCAGAGGCTGAAAGTACACAGAATCGTTAATTAAATAACACGCATAACAAGCCAGATCACGCCGGATAGAAACTCCTGGAAGGTCTGGCTTTTATTATGCAAATCTGTGAAAATATAGTCGCCCTTATATTATATATAATTATATAATTATTCTCTGCCCTTCCTAGATTCCTAAAGCTGGAGTTTATTAAAAGATATGCTATACAGTACCGTATAATAATATATAAGATATAAATATAAATAAAGATTATAATATAATACCCTAATTATTATTTATTAATTATTGACAAAATAATGGGTTTTATTTTATGCAAAATTAAATTTGACAAGATATTAAAAACTGTGCTAAGGTATCAGCAACAAAGAAAACAGAATATTTTTTTAATTTGAGTTTTAGAGAATGTACCCGAACACCCGGAAGTTTTCCGGGAATAAGCTTTACCTGGTGACATTCTCTTTTTTTTATTTATAAATTAACGTGTTAAAGTGAGGTGATAATATGAAAGATAATACAGTAAATGTACAAGACGTAGATATCTATTTAGATAATATTAATATATATGCTGATGAGTATATAAATACTGTATTATGTATATCACCAGATAACGAAAACTATAAGAAAGAAGTATCAGATAGCTTTGTAGATATGATTTTTTATATTGCAGATCATATACAAAAGCCAAGTAATGACAATATAGAGCTATTAGATAAAATGTTTAATACTTATGTGAGATTATGTAGTAAATATCATGTATTACCAACCCTAGAAGTATTTAGCTTTTTAGTTGGGATTAATCGTACAACGTTTACTGACTGGATGAATGGAGTGTATAGAACAAACTCATCACATGGTGACACGGCTAAAAAATGGTTTGATATTTGTAAAAACTGCGCAATCAATAGATTACATAACCAGACCGGAACAAATGCGAATTTGATATTTGTTGCAAAAGCCGCATACGGCATGGCAGAAACTGCACCAGTGCAAGCCGCGCAGCAATACGGCGTACCACAGCAGACCGCCCAGCAGATCGCGGAGAAGCACAAAGCGGCGCTGGAGCTTCCAGAGATGGAAAAACCGGAGCTATAACAGTAAAAACACTATATGTTGTGATTGCGAAGAAACGGATTCTATATCTAGTAATACGCAATGTGCAAATAGGGTACACCCTAAAAAGACATTTTATAAAACACTGTTTTTTGTGCAATATTACAATAGATTTTGCATAGCATTCCCTTGATTACTGCCGCAGGCCCTTAAAGGTCAGCGTTAAACCAGGGAAGCGGGAACCCATGGGGCGGCGGGCTTCCCTGGTAGCGTCCGTCATGGATATCGGGGAGGGGGTATATATAAAGCCCTAGTCAGCGGTAGTTACCACCGAAACCGCTCGAAAAAACAAAAAAGCTCTCCTTATATGGCAGTGATAGTGATTCGAACACGACAAGCAGTAAGCCTTAACTGTTTCTCTGCCATACTAAAAATAAGGCAATACCAAGAAAGGCGGGTACAACGAATGAATGATATGATGATTTTTAGCAATCCAGAATTTGGAAATGTAAGGACAGTAACGATAGATGGAAATCCTTGGTTCGTTGGAATTGATGTAGCCAAGGCTTTAGGATATGTAAAAGAGAGAAATGCTATTGCAAGCCACGTAGACAAGGAGGACGCCCTAAAATGTAGCCTCCCATCAAATAGTGGAGTGCAAGAAACGATTGTAATAAATGAGAGTGGTTTATTCTCACTTATTCTGTCAAGCAAACTTGAATCTGCGAAAAGGTTTAAACATTGGGTTACTGCGGAAGTCCTTCCTTCTATCAGAAGAACTGGAAAATACGAGATGGTTCAGAAACAGGATTCCTACCAAATTGAAGACCCGATAGAACGTGCTAAACGGTGGATTGAGGAACAGCAAGAAAAGCAACAACTTGAAGCCAAAGTAAGGGAACAGAAACCAAAGGCTGATTATTTCGACAGTCTGATAGATAATAGACTTCTTACAACTTTTCGAGATGCAGCAAAGGAATTTCACATCCCACCTAAAGCGTTTACTAAGTGGCTTACGGAAAATGGTTATATTTACCGTGATCGGCATAATATTATCAAGCCTTATGAATCGTATAGGAAAGCTGGACTTTTCCAGATGAAAGATTTTTCAACACCGTTTGGCTATTCAAACGTCCAGACATACATAACCGTAAAAGGAAAAGAGACATTTAGACTGTTACTTCAAGGGCAAGGATTGATTAGAAAGTAAAAAAAGAGAACCATTACGGCTCCCTTTTGATATCGTCAGTTGTTAATTTGATTAAGACATCTGGTTTAGGTTCGATTATAAGTTGACATTCCAGGAAGTCAAGAATCTGAATTAACTCATCGGCAGATATACTTCCTCTCGAAAATTTGTTTGCAAGAGATTGTGGAAGCATACCCAGATGGTTAGCTAATTGAACGTTGGTGACCTTCTTCATTTTCATAATTTGTTTTATTTTATCCGAAACCATATAATCACCTCCTATTAATGTAATCATAATCAAAACCGTTTAAATAGTCAATAAAAATATTCATAAATGAGTATAAAACACTTGAAATAATACTCGAGTACGTGTATAATTGACTTATAAATAAACGGGAGGGATTATGTATGAAAATAGGTTACGTGAGGGTATCAACAATAGAGCAGAATGAAGCGAGACAGATTGAAGCAATGAAAACTGATGGTGTTGAAAAAATTTATATGGACAAAAAATCCGGGAAAGATTTTAATCGTCCAGAGTATCAGAAAATGATTGCTTCTCTTCATAAAGGTGACATTCTGATAATCCATTCGATTGACAGACTTGGAAGAAACTACGAAGAGATTATTGCTGAATGGCGAAAAATCACAAAAGAGATTGAAGCAGATATCATTGTACAGGATATGCCGTTGCTTAATACTACGCAAAACAAAGATTTGACAGGAACACTGATCGCAGACATAGTTTTGCAGCTTCTCTCATATGTAGCACAAAGAGAAAGAGAAAATATTCGGCAGCGTCAAAAAGAAGGTATTGAAATAGCAAAAACGCAAGGCAAATATAAAGGCCGCGCAAAAAAAGAGATAGATAAGGAACTTTTCAAAGAAACCAAACGAAGTTGGCAAATGGGAGAAATAACAAAAGCACAATTTGCTGAGACTATAGGAGTTTCAAGAAGCACTCTATATAAACTCTTGGAGGGGGATAAAGATGATTGATTTTACGAATAAGTGCATCGTTACAGACAATAATGTTGAATCAGAACAGTTGCTTAAAAAAGCAATAGCTCAAGGATTTAACTTGCCAAAAGGTGAAAAAGCAATGGAATCACATAGATACTTTCGTTTTATCGGGAGTCCGTATAAACATGTTGTGGCTCTTGTCCCTGTATGTACGAGTGATCTAAACAATGCTATCAGATACTCAGAGATATTCGGTAATGAACTGGAAGAACTTAAAAAAATTACTGATTCAGCTGCAAGATGGTGCCGGGCATATGGATATGAACATTTGAATGTATATGCAAACGAAGAGCTTGAAAGTTATACTGGAAAGGCAATCGCAAAGACAACAGACAACATCATACAGCGTGTTGATGTTGAAATAAAGAAACCACGTAAACTGACTGTTTCAGAGTTGGAAGCATATTTAGGATATCCAATTGAAATTGTAAGTTGAGGTAAGTGCTTATGAAACCAAACCCACAATCCGAATCCATCCGCATCCGATTTTCCGAAAAACAGAAAAAAAGACTCCTGGAAGAGAAGAACCGGACGGACAGGAGTGTATCGGATATCGTAAGACAGGCAGTTGATGAATATTTTGGTAGGAAAAGACGTGCTTAAATTTTTCTCAAAAAATAAAAAAGGTGTTTCTGAATCCCAAGGCTTTAGTTCAGAAGAAATAGCGCATGGCGTGTTCAGAGTTGAAAAGAAAACAAATTATTTTCATAAAAAAGCAATTTGTAAAGATGGAAAGTTATACAACACCGAAACAGCAATAAAAGTTATCGAACTTGATAAAGAAAAAGTGAATTGGTTTGGTTCATACCAGATGAGAACGTATTTTATAACGGCTAAAGGAAACTGGTTTTCTTGCTACACGCTTGTTGAAGCCGGAATACGTGAGCATATGAAACAAGTAGGCGACATTGATGTAAAAGTCGTGGAAACAGATGTTTCCTATTTAGATTTGGAATTGGAAAGCATTCAAGAAGTAAAGGAAAAATTAGGTTTTGCCGATATCGACCTTTACAAGAAATATTTCGGGGAGGTGGAAGAAGGATGAATTGTTTTTTATACATAATTGGGAATGATATTTGTAAATGTGAAAAAGAAGAAGATATTCCAAGAGAAGCTATTAGAACACTTAAATTGCAAAACGGAGAATTATTTTCAAATGGAAACGGAGAATGGAAAAAGTTATTCATGCCGGATGCACCAATAAGTGATAACAAGGATAGTCTTCCCGAATCCCCCATTGATGTAGCCTCTATGCTTATCAATGCCACAGTAACTTGCGAACTACCAAATGAAGGCATTCCACTTTCCCCACTATTGGAACAAAAAACATGGGAAATTCCAAAATACAACATTCTGCAGTTGGAAGAGATTGCGAAACACCTTCTTCTCTACTGTGAAACTAAAAGAAAGGGGTACGAAGATGCCGATAGTGAAGATCACAAACCCCAACCCCTATGATTGGCGTGGAACAAAATGTTTTATTGATGGGAATAAAGTTCCGAGAGTGAGATCAATAGATTTTCATGTATCCGTAGACGAAATTCCGGTATTTGAATTTGAAATTGCGGCTGTTCCAGACATCGAAATGGAGTGTTTGGCACAAATTAGTGTTACTTCTCAATCAATTACTGATGCAATTTCAGTTTTAAGGCACGAACTGCTACAGCACGGAGAAATTTACAATGGCTTCAAATCAAGCCTAAAATCGGCTTTAGAATCCTATAATTACTGCGGAATGCCATTTGAGCCAGAAGAAGAGATTGCAAAAAAAATTTTGGACTTCTTAATTGGGGAGGAAAAAGAAAATGAATGCACTTAATGTAATCGGAACAGCTGTAAATCTTGCATTTTTCGTTCTGATTCTAGCCAGTATTTTAGCAATATTGGACGAAAAAGGAAAGACAGGCGTAATACAGATTTTATTCTGCATTTGTTTAGAAATATGTTTCGCACTGAATATTTTCTTAATTTGCACGAGGTGACAAATGTATTTACCGATTCCAATTGGAATTATCCCGATTGAGTTAATCGAAAGGGTTAAATTCATAAAAGCACAGCTTCGACTTAATCCATGTAGGCTCGGGAAAGCCTATGAAAGTGATAAGTCGAGGCATCCAGAGTAGCGAAAGCTCTTATTGATGAATACGCCAGGAATTATTAAATATTTGGAAAAGAAAATTCCCATCCTGGAAAAGAGTAATCGGTAAGAGCGGAAAATTTATATACTTGTTTAGCTTAATATCACGACTTCCCCGGTCTTAATGGTGCGCCGGGGTTGATGGGCTATCGCCAAACGGTTAAGGCATAGCACTTTGACTGCTATATTTGCTGGTTCGAATCCAGTTAGCCCAGTTTGCGGTTTTGTTAATTCCGCAAGTGTTCTTTTTGAAACACTTTTTACTCCGGTCTTCTAGCCCAACGGGGCTGATTAAAGGGGCTTCAAATGTCCCGGAAGACTTTCTGAAATCTAAAAGCGTTTCAGAAAGCCTTTGTTGCGGCTGGTGGTCAAGAACTGCAACAGTGCCGGATTGTTTGCCATGGCGGTCAAATAATTCGGTATCTTAGGAAGCTTAGTTCAGCGGTAAGAGCAACGGCCTCATAAGCCGTAAGTCCTGGGTTCGAATCCCAGAGCTTCCATTTCTTCTAAATGCCATTCATCCGTAATATGGGTGGAAAAAACTTCCAGTTGAGTGTGTGGATTGGGTAAATTTAGGTGCGATACGGCGTAGCTTAAATGGATCTGATTTCCCGGCTGGTATATCTCTGAGTTAAAAATATTAACGCAGCGCACGTTAATAAAAGGAGTTTTCAAGAGATGCCGTTCAAAGACGCATAAAAATATCCAGTGAATCTACAGCACTAAAACTTGTAGATAGTGGAAAGCATAACACGATAAACCTATTGCTAACCCGGTTTTTCCGGGTTCCGGCAGGATAGAGAAGTGGAATCTCGCAAGGCTCATATCCTTGAGAACGGCGGTTCGAATCCGTCTCCTGCAATTCCATCTACCAGGTGTAGATAGGATATCTTACTTTAGCATAGCTATTGTTAGTTCTTGCACATAAATGCGGATGCGTTTGTGTGCATTCGTGCAGGCATATAGACGCAACTCACTAGCGATCTTGTGCAAAAACTTTTTAGAGAGATAAGACCAATGCCCGTGAGGAGTGGTAGTCGGGGATTCTAAAAAAATCATCTAGTTTAGCGTTTTATGATGAAAAAAGAAACATAGCTCAGTGGTAGAGCAATGATATTGAATATCATGTGACACAGGTTCGATTCCTGTTGTTTCTATCTGGCAAATTGCCATTGCCAGAAGTTGCATTTTCCCCCTAAAGTTCCAGTGTTTCTCGTTGGGAGATTTATGCCGTTCAAGTCGGCGCACTGGATTTTTCTAAATCGAGGTAATTTATGAACGAAAAAAGTTGCAAGAATTGTTGAAAACATGATAACTTCACATGTGTTTGCTTCAATGTCGATAGTGAATATTGCGCAGACTTTAGATGCATGTATGATAGTTGTGAATGTTGGGAGGAGAACAAGCATGAGTGATTTGTCTGAACTTATAAATAGAGGTGGTTTAATCGATGATTTTAAGATAGAAAAATCCAAAGATGAACCACCTACACAACCAATAAAGTTAGCTGATTGGCTGATTGACAGAGGATTGCAAGATGGAATTCGTCTGTATGGGAAAAATGATCTTAGAAAAATTGCAAATTACTTATTGATTTACTGTGGTGATGAAAATGATTGAAGTATGCGGTAAAGAAATCAAAGACGAATGTTCCAAATGTGGACAGATTCTGGAATGTGAATTGTTCCGGCAGGGGCATGGAATAAAACAGGAACGTGAAAACATAGCTAAAATGATCGCCTGCCAGATGAAGCACAGGGAAAAGAGGGAGGAAAAACATGATTAAAATATTAAAAACAGGAACAAAAAAAGAAACAACTTGTGATAAGTGCGGTGCGCTATTGAGCTATGACGAGTGTGAAGACGTAAAAGAAGAATGTATAGAGAAAGTGTTTACTACAAATATGCCATCTGGACATGGTCGTAAGCAGAAATATATTATATGTCCACAGTGTAAGAATAAAATAGTTACTTGGGCTACAAGATAGAGGGAGAATGCCATGAGAATTGAAGATTTGAAGAGCTGGACAATAGATCAGTTGAAAGAAGAAGTTGTTCGGTTATCTGAAGAATGTGAGAAGAAACAGCATATAATCCTGGACTATAAAGCTTTATCGGAGACACTTAACCAAAAGCTTCTTGAAAATGATAACTGGAAGCTTCCAACTGATGAAGTTGAAAATGTAAATACTGGTCATCCATCTATCGAATGGTATGAACAACGCCACCAGGATGATTGCATCACAATCAATCAGCTTTATACAACAATAGATGTTATAGTTGACCGATACGCTAATTTAAGGAAAAACAAAGGAATGTGCTGATATGGATGAAAAGGAAGAATTAAAGCATTTCTTTACATGTAATGGTGAAGTGATTGAAGAAATACCAGAGATTTCAATTTCGGATGGTAGTGTTATCGAAGGCGGTATTCTACACAGAAATGAGGACGGAACACTTTGTAGCATAGGCAAGCCGTTAAGTATTGAACTTGAATGTAAATTAAGTGATGAACTATTTTGGACACTATTTGCCCCAAATCGAATAAACAAGAACAATTTCCGTAAAATGCATGGCATTCCGAAACGGAGGAAAATTAATGGATCAAGAAAAAATAAGCATTGAAGAAGCCATGAAAATTGGTTTTAAGAAAATACCAAATAACTGCTTAAAAATGAATAAAAAGCCAAAATTTAGACAAATTGCTGGAAGAAAAGGGAAACGAAAATTTGATAATGTTTTTAAATCTGTTGTGCGGCTAATGATAAAAATGGCAGCCAAAAAGGGAAGACCAATAAAGCATAAAAGAAATAGAAAGGTAAATAAATGAGCATTAAGTCAGCATTAGAATCCGAAGGAATAGATTTTTCTGAATACATGAACCCACCCGAACCGTGGAATGGACAGGCATTATTGAGGAATATCAATGGAGTGAAATACGCCTGTTGCCCTTTTTGCCAAAAGAAAGCACTTCTGATTAGCCCAAACACGAAGATTCAGCACTTGAAGTTAAAATGCAAGGGTAGCAACTGTAAGAAAGAGTTCGAGGTGAATGTATGAACACAAAACGGATTAAATGTATTTTGACAGGTGGATGCAAGTTCAAAAGTTCGGATACAGAATCGAAATGCAATGATAAAGAAAAGACTTGCACCATTACAGAAACTTGCTACAAATGTGGGAAGAAGTACACTGCCGTATTTACCTACAAACAATTAGGGATTCCAGTGAGGTGAATGTATGAATTGATTTAAAGAAAAATGTTCCCACCTATATGAGGAAATTGGGAAATGCTATGACAGAATAGATTACGGAAATGGTACTCATATAAATGCTTATATTGTAAAAAAATGCAAAATATGCGGAAATATTACAGCCAAGACTGTATATTCAAATGAATTTACAAGGTATACATCTCCTGTAAGAGTTGATGATTGTGTAAAAAAACTGATAGCTAAAGGATATGTTGACAAGGTTGATTTCTTTTTGGAACACGAAAATGATAATATACCGTGGAAATAAATGGAGGTCTATTGAGTGAAGAAGGCAAGAAAAATATGTTGGATAATTGCGAATTTTATTATATTCAAGTGGGTAGCAGATTATTTGATAGCCACAATTCAAATAATGGTTGAAAATCATTGGGGATTTTCGGCAGTACCATTACTGTTTATGGCAGTATTCGCAGAGTGGAAAGTAATTGAAAATATTTTTTCAGAATTAAAAAGATGATTTTATCAAGAAAGGATATGTATGACAAAACAAGAAGCCGTAGTAATTGAAACCTATACAGGAATTTGTATGCTTACAGGGGATGACCGAAAACTTGCATACGAATACGCAGAAAAACTTTTAGGTCATCCGATATATACACATGAATTTCCAAAATATGCTGACAAGCTGAAAGAACTTAGTAAGTCAGATTTTATTGAAATTTGCAGAAAGTTAAGTGATTAAATTGTATGGTTCAAATTAAGAAACATTCCGTGTATACATCCATAACCAGATGGATTAGAAAATTGTAGATATTGTGAAAAATATAGTTTTGAAAAATATTTAGAATACAAAAAACAAAAAGAAAAGTCAAGAGAGCCACATGAGAGCCAGACTAAATCCTAAAATGAAAGGAGGTCTGGCTTTTTTTATGCAAAAATTCACAGAAGGTTCGCTTGAATGGTATCGGACGGTCCTAAATCAGATTATCAGTAGTGACATGACAATCTATCAGAATCAAAAAGATTGCCTTGATTTGCTCTTAAATATGAATATTGACCTTCCTTTCGACAAGAACCAAGAAGCACGGAAAATGGCTATGAAAGTAAGTCAATACTCACATAACATAGCAGAGAAGTGTGCCGCATTAACTGGCAGTGGTGATTTTGATGATATCTACTGGCAGTATTTGTTACTAGAAGCACCACATTTATTTGAAAGTTACTTGCTTTATATGGAAAAAAATAGACCAGACAGCAAGAAATTTTATATTCCACGAAGAAAAACACTACATGTGGTAGCCCAAGACCTACAAGATTTGGAAGAAAGAAAGATAGAGTTTTATGGTTTATCGCTTCCAAGCCGTGTTGGAAAATCTACTATGTGTATTTTCTTTATGTCTTGGATAATGGGTAAAAGACCGAATAGCCATAGTGCCATGGGTGGTCATTCTGGAAAGCTGGCAAAAGGATTTTACGGAGAACTTCTTAATCTCATTAATACACAGGAATATAACTACAGTGAAATTTTTCCACAGTCGAAACTTCAAAAACAGAGTGCTGATGATTTTGAAATAAACCTGGACAAGCCAGACAGATTTGCAACAATGACTTGCCGTGGTATTGAAGGAACTTGGACGGGTGCCGTTGATATTTCTTCTGATGGGTATTTGTACGTGGATGACCTTGTAAGAGATAGACAACATTCATTAAGCCCCACCCGATTAGAAAATACATATCAAGAATATCTGAATAAGATGGTTGACCGTAAGATTGACGGCGCAAGGGAGCTTATGGTTGGAACTAGATGGAATTTATATGACCCTCTCGGAAAAATCGAGAAGCTAAATCACGATAATCCAATGTATCGGTTTAGAAAAATTCCAGCTTTGAATGATGAAGGTAAATCGAATTTCGATTATGAGTATGGCGTTGGATTTTCAACAAAATATTATGTCGATATGAAAGCTAGGTTAGACGCTAACGAATGGGAAGCCAAATATCAGCAAAAGCCCTTCTTACGTGAAGGAATTGTGTTTGCAGCTGACGAATTGAGATATTATAACGGCGTTCTTCCAGAAGGTGGATTTGTTAAAAATGTTTCTGCCTGTGATGTTGCGTGGGGTGGCGGTGATAGCTTATCAATGCCAGTGGGTGCAGAATACGAAAATGGAGATGTGTATATATATGACTGGATTTTTAGCACAGCGCCAAAAGAAGGAACATTGCCATTAGTTGTTGGAAGAATCATGGGTAATAATATTCAATCCATTAATTTTGAAGCGAATAATGGTGGAGATATGTATGCCTATTATGTAAATGAACGGTTGAAGGAACATAAATACGCTTGCAGCACGACAAGTACAAAAGCACCTTCAAAACAAGCAAAAAAAGAAAAAATAAATCAGTATTCCGGGGATGTTAAGCAGAATTTCATATTTTTGGCTCCGAAATATCAAGACAAGCAGTATCAAAAGGCTATGGATGAATTAACGACCTTTGTATATATTGGCGATAATGAGCATGATGACGCCGCAGATGGAGTTACACAGCTTGCAATAACACTTGCTGGAAAAAGATTTGCAGAAGTAAAAGCAACCAAAAATTTTATGTGGGGAAGGAGATAGAATATGATGACTGCAACTCAATATTTACGCCAGATTGAAAATTATGATAACAGAATCAAAAACAAGCTTATCGAAGAAGAACAGCTCAGTTCTCTTTCCACAAGTGTATCTGCAATCCCTGTTGGAGAAAAGGTACAAACTTCTGTAAAACGTGATCCGATGGGAGATATGGTTGCAAAGATATTTGATCTGCGAGAAGAGATTTCAAAAATGATATCCGAATTTTTACAAAAAAAACAGGAAATAGTCCGAACCATAGAACAGGTTGAAGACCCGTTGCTGTACAACATACTATTTAAGCATTATGTTGAGTACAAATCATTGGTTCGTATCGCAGATGAGATGGGTTATTCAGAGATTCACATTAAAAAAAAGCATTTAAAAGCCATAGCAGAAATAAAAAAGATAAAAGGTTTCGAAAGATGATACCGAAGTATACTGAAATATACTTTTAATATGTGTAAAATATAAAGTAGAGCATTGGATTAAAACATCCAGTGCTTTTTATTTTGCAGAAAGGATGGTTCGGCTCGTGAGAAATACAATGAATTTTGTAGATTTATGCCGAGGTGAATTCGGTAGAAAAGTAGCCTACACAGGCGTTGACCGAATCACTCCACAAAATGTAGTAAAAGTAGTATCAGATACAATTGGCATACATAATAAAAATCGAACATTGATTGATTACTTGTATCGGTACATGAAAGGCGATCAGCCAATATTGTACCGAAATAAAATAGTCCGTCCAGAAGTTAATAACAGAGTGGTTGAAAATCACGCATTTGAAACCGTGAAGTTTAAAGCTGGACAGATTTGCGGGGAACCAATCCAATATGTATGTAAAAAGAAAAATGCAGACAAAAAAATAAATGAGCAAGTTGATTTGTTGAATGATTATCTGGATGAAGCCAATGCAGATGCAAGAAACATCCAAAGGGCAATATACCAAAGTGCAACAGGAACTTCTTATAAGGCCATACTGAAAGAAGAGGATTGGACAAAAAACGGAGATTTACCGCCGTTCAGAATCTTTATTCCATATCCAGGTGATTGTTACATTGTATACTCACAGAGAAATGGGAAACCAATGCTTTCCGTACAGATTTTAAAAGATGAAGATGAACAGCAATATTATTTATGTTATTCAAAGAACCAGTTTTTTGAAATCAAGAATGGGAAAGTAACTAACTACGGCATCAATGGTTTTGGCGGTATTCCAATTGTTGAATGCCCGAATAATCATGACAGGCTTTCAGATGTTGAAATTGCAATCACATTATTTGATGCAATTAACAAATACCAGTCTGACAGATTAAATGGCGTGGAACAGTTTGTGCAA